CAAGGTCTTTTTGGAAATAAGAAGTGATTGAAGCTTGAGCGCGAGTGGTCACTTTCACGCTATCGGCAAAACCACCATTGCCAAGCAGGTAGTATTCTTGCTCGCCATCATTGATAGCCACAGAAGCGTTCGTCACGCCTCCGAGAAAATACATATCAGAAGGCACGCCAGAACTGGGACGAGTGAGAGTGCCGCCACTAGCAAGCGTGATCACAGGACGAGTGACGCCAGACAGAGCACCAACATAAACGATGGTATCCTGACTCTTGATAATCTGAGTGGGATGTTGAATAGCCATTGAAGCAATGCGAAGGAGCGATTAACGATTAAGTACACTTCCTATTCCAACCACTCTAAAGTAGCCATGGATAGGAGTGCCGAGAAACTGTCGATAATGATCAGTCATCTCCGTTGTTGGGAGCAATTCAAAACGCCCCTCCTGATTTTCAATGGTGGCTTCCGCCACACTGCCAGGGGGCACTCCCGAAAAAGCAAGAGGACTGACGATTCTGCCTTTCATATAGATGGCAGTCTCATCAGCCCCAATCCGCTGCTCGTATTTTGGATCGCGACTTTGCTTCAATGTGGCATAATACGTTGCGTCAGAAGTGAGTTCAACATAATTGCCTGTAGCTGAGTCAACGGCGTAACCACTTGCCACCGCAAACACGAGCGTTGCATTTGCTAATGGTGGCGCAGGGTTGGTCATTAAACTACAAAACCAATCATTGAAGCATTGGAAGCACTATCTGAAAGTCGCTTGAACTCTTGGCCATACATCGTGGCATCGAGCCCTTTGCCATAAACCTTGCCTTCAGTGGCACCAATCATGATGCCCATTTGCGCCAATTGAATGGCAATAATGTGAGCGGCAAGAAACTTAGTGGCCCTGTCAGCTTGGTTTCCAAAGATGTCTTCAGAAACATCAGCGCTAGCACTTTCGATAGCTCCGTTCACAATCCCCGAAGGGTGGGGTGTGAATTCAGGGAAGCGTTCAAGAAATCCCGAATACGTTACTGTCATGCTTTCCCCACGCGAATAGCCTCAAGACGGCGATTGATTGCATTACGCACGCGAACGCGCCCTTCAATCTTTTTCCAATCAGTCAGCTTCTCTTCATCATGGAGAAGTTCAATGGCTTGAATGGCTTGCGTGAGGGCCAATTGAGAAAGACTTTCAACAGATTGTGGAATAGTTGCCACTTCCACCCGTTCTTTCATCTCCTCAATCGACCCAATAGTCATCAAAGCCTTGACAGTGGGGTTTTGTTTAGCCATTTCCCATTGCTCATCAGGAATTTCCTGATTGAGGCCAGGTGTGAGGCTAATCAGCCCACGTTCGGTGATAATCCCAAATCCTCCCTCACGAGGCGGATTTTCAAGTTCGGGACGGTAAGCAATGAGCATGTGTTGAATTACAAATTCACCATCTAAAGCTTAACCGCCCCTCCCTCAGTTGGCTCAAGGAGCCTGCAGGTACAGTGCGCTCTTCGGATAGTAGAGCGACACGCCACCAACGCGAGCATGAGCGGGAACAATGAATTCCAGACCACGCTGTTGGGGCGGGAACAGTTCCAGCGGTTGGGGGATGTGCAATTGCACCTTCTGCGGATCACGCTTGTAGATCACCATACGGTTCTTGGTAAGCGTGCTCTTGTCAGCATCAAGCTGGTTAATAGGCTCGATGTTGCGGATGAAAGGATTGGTGCGCATGAAGTATTCCAGCACCGTCACATCAGAGGAATCGGAGTTCCGACGAGTGGAGATGGTGTTGTAATCCTCATAAGGCATCAGGATCGTGTCGGGCTGTTCCTTCATGTTGGAACCATTGATAATGGCACTCACGCCATAGTTCAAAAGGTCCAGCATTTCTTGGCTGGTGACGCCAGAAGTGGAGAACCACTTATCAGCCGCAACCACGTCCACAGTGGAATTATTGAAGAAACCAGCAAGACCCACAGAAGCCTCACCGAACATTGCCACTGCTTCAACTTTCTCCTCATAGGCGCGACGCACAGCAGAAGCACGACGCTGCTCCAGATTGACGTTGGCCATTTGAGCCGCACGCAGTTCCTGCACCGTATAACCGAAAGAACCACCGAACGAACGGATGGAAATGCTCCGCTCGATTTGGCTCACATCAGCACGCGGCAGATCATCAGCAGCATCAGAGATGAGCTTAAAGTCACCCGTGGCATCCATGATGCGGTAGGTGAAGGTCTGCGCACCAGGACCAGCTTCGCTAGTCACAGGCAGAATTGTGGGATATTTAATATCCGCATACTCAACTTCAAAAACTTGAGGGCGGATATATTCAAGCTGGCGATCAAGAAACAGGCCAGCGTCATCAAGACGAAATTCGCTCATTGGTTCCTCCTATCAGGTGTCGGCGGTGAGAGTGAAATCAGGCCCATTCAGCTCAAGCAGAGCAATGCCAGCAGCAGTGGTCTTGGACACCCAACGGGCGCCAGACAGAGCAGCAGTCTTGCCGCTCACGCCACTAGCAGCGAAACGACCAGGGAAAGAGCCAGTAGTAGTGCCAGTGTTAACAGTGTGATACACATGCACAGGGCTCGTGAAGTCAACGGCAGCGGTGCAATACACAGCCACAACGCCTTTGTTCATCACGTTGACAACTTGCTCATCAGCCACGCCCGGACGGGAATTAGCATCAGTGGCAGTTTCGTCCACATAGGTGAGGGCATTCACGCCAACAACGGTGTCGCCAGTAGCAGCAATAGTCTTAGCAGAATTGCCAACAGTGCCGCCAGTGTTGACAACCATCAGATTACCGAAAGCAAGCACTGCATTAGTTTCGTTCACGAAAGTGGCAATGCTGTTGTCAGCAATATCAGCAAACTGCCCTTCAAGAGCAGCGGTGAGTTCAAGAGCATAAGCGGATTGCACGCCGCCAGTGACGCCAGTGCTCACGCCAGAAAAAGTAACGGCCATGGATCAATTAGCCTCCTTAGTGACAGACAGGGGGGATTTCCATGCGTTCTGCAGACGATCCATATAAGAGGACGGTGCAGAAGCAGGGACGAGAGCAGCGGCGACAGCTTCACGCAGTTCCTTAGTGGAATCATTACGGTCAGCAGCCTCGCTGGAGATCACATCGAACATGGCGAGAACGTAATCATCAGAACGCTCTTCCAGTGCGACGGAATCACCGCGAACAGCCTTGATGGCATCAACCATCACTTCACGGTCAGACTTGCCTGCGAATGCATATTCTGCATCGAGAACAGGCTTAGCCTTTTCAACAAGAGCGATGCGCTCAGCGACAATCGAATCGACATTGATTTGCTTGGCGGCTTCAAGCTCGGCTTGCAGGCTTTCCACCTGCTCAGCGAGAGCATCAGCGCGACCTTCGGCAGCGTCATTCTTGCCTTCCTGCTTCTTCATTTCTTCCATTTTGGAAGCCATTTCATCAGCAGCAGACTTAAGCTCATCGTATTTTTTCTTCATGTCCTCGTAGGACATCTTGGCGTCTTCTCGTTCTTTAGTGATCGCCAGAGCAACACTCTCGCTCACCTCAAACTCAGCGCCGTCAAAAGCAACTTTTGCGCTCATTGGGTTTGTTTCCTCGTTAGTAAGGACTAGGGATGGATCAGCAGCATCTAGACGATCCAGATGTAACTTCACCTGCGGGCCTGCGCGGCCTCGACGGACAATAGCAACGTGATTACCACTAATGGCACGTTGAATGCCATCGTAATGCTCGCCGCTATCTGTAACGCCAGGAGTCGCCTCATAATTGACGCGATAGCCAGCGCTTACTTCGCGAACATCCTTCTCCATGATCTTTTTGATAACTTCTTCATCCGTAACAGTCATTACTGCACGAACAAATCCGTTGTCGTAAATCACTTCAGAGCCAGTAAATCCCACTTGATAGTTTTTTGTGTTTTGACTATCAAGAAGAACAGATGGATGTTCCATTGTCACAGCTTTCCCCGCAAATGAGGTTAAGCTTTCAGGAGACGCCACTTCAGTTTCGGGACGATATTCCCTACGCACTGAACCATCGGCATCAGTGTAATGCTGAATGCCCGTTCGAGCAATTGAAGCCCACACTCGAAGATAACCTTCAGGAGTGAGTTCAAACTTCTCGATCGGAGCAACGTCGTACCGACAGGATGTAGCGCTCATAGATATACTTTACAAACAGAAACACATTATACTATTAGAAAATATGCCACGCTGCATAACATTATGCGTCCACAACGAGTGAAGGCTCCTTCGCTGTCTTGCCATGAGGCAAAACAGCTCATCGCTTCCCGCATTAAGCAAGCGCGTCTTAATTGCGGACTTTCGCAACAAGAAGTGGCAAAATCATTATTCTGTGATCAAGCTACAGTTTCTCGAATTGAACGTGGCCTCTTATCTCCCGATGCAGCACAAATTCGGACGTTAAGCGGATTGTTTCAACTCAGCGTACTTTGGCTGCTTGGCTATCCAAGTTTTGTTGTACATGCCACGCGCAATGACGATGATGCTTAATCATCATCGTCATCATCATCATCCTCTCCTCGAATTGCCGCAAGTTGCGTTTCGAGATCTTCCATAATGTAAGCCTTTGCCATTGCAATGGCTTCAAAAACAAGAAACTTAGCAGGTTCAAACATCTCATCAGGAGTGTCGTAAGAGCTAACTACATATTCATGCGTTTCTTCAAGACGCCCATTCTTGAACACATGCTTATGCACAAATTCCCAACGAGAAGTGTTGCGATGGGCATTTCGCGAAAGAATTTGCAATGCCTCAAGCACGCTGATACCGTCATCCTCTTGGACCATCTGCAAGCCTTCCATTAGTCGTCCTCGTTTTCCAACATTTTAAGCGTGCGTTTTGCCCATGCTTCGCCTGCATTGCCTCCCCATAATTGCCAGGCAATAAAACCAGCATCATCTTCTCCGCCGCTTTTATTTTTACGATGTCGAGAGAAAAATGCAACCATTCGTTTCAACGTGGCCTTGCTGACCTTCTTGCCATTAGCCAAGCTTGTAGCCCTAGCCACGCCACTCCCAATCCCTTGCTGGCCTGCTTCTTGCGTAGACAGCCCGCCCTTACCATGTTTCTTACGCAGCTCAAGCCCACGCTTGGCTGCAGCTTGCACTGCCTTGGGAGGGACGAAGCCTTCAGCGTCGTCCCTTAGTTCTTTCCCATGCAAACGTCCACATAGCCCTGCCAATACTCGTCGCTTTTGTTCTTACGAGACATACCAGCTTCCGAAAGGGCAATTGCCATTGCTTGCTTTGGATCAGTAACGGCTTCGCCGCTGCTACTCTTCAACTTGCCCGCTTTAAATTCGCGCATTACAAACGCAATTTTTTTCTGAGCTTTAGTCATTGTCCCATAGTCATCTATGGGACAATGCTAAACTATTCGGGCTCCACGAGAAGGCAATCAAAGCTTTTTGACGCCCAAAACAGTCCCAATTGTTCACCTGCAGTGTATTCATAAAGCACGCGAAATCCTTGCTCTTTCAGGAATTCAGCCATGCTCACCATTGTCAAACGTCCTTTAAAATCTGCAAGAAATTCAGGCGTGTTTTCCTCAAACATAAACACTCCCATGCCACTTGTCCCCACGCCATTGTGAAATTCGCCAACAATAGTGTCAATTTGATCAAGCTTTGAGCAAGTGTAAAGTGCAGGAAATTCTGCACCTTCAGCATCAATTTTGATGAAATTGGGCTGGTATTTGTCAATGGCGGCATCAAGAGACGTAGACGGCACCACTTCACCAAAATCAGTGACGCTACATCCGCCTCCAGAATTCACGGCATCATCGCTTTTGTCAAAACGCACCTCCACGTCTTTATCGCTACGAGAAATTGCAAGATGTTCGCACGATGCATTTTTAAAAGAACTAATGTTGAATTCAAGCAGTTCGTAATTGCCATCATCAGGCTCAAACGAAACCACTTGTTCAGCACCATGAGCAACGGCCTTCACGGCGAAACTGCCAATATGCCCGCCAACATCCAAGATCCGCTTGCCGCTTAAATCGGCAAGCTCGTATTCGTTTTGACGACACACATAATCAAAAATCGATGCGTCGTAAGTGTTAGGACGTACTTTGAATTGTGACATGATCAAGCCTCCTTGATTTTACGCTTCTTGCCAAAGCCTTCTCCCGCCTTGGGAGGCTCCACCAACGTTCTTTCAACAATTTTCAGGAATGCTGAAACAATGGTGTCCCATGAAAAAATGTCTTGATGCACGGCTTCTTCGCACCAATCAGCCACTTTCTGCATGTCCTCACGATTCTCGTAGTAATGATTGAGAATGTCTGCCATGCCAGCAGGAGACGGTTGGCCCCTATCCAAGCCATAGTTCTGATCGACGCTCCAGCTCTCAATGGGAATACGGGGAATGCCAAAGAAAATTTCCTTGCATGACGTGTGGTCAGGCACAATTTGTGCCGTACCAGTTGCAGCATGCTCAAAATTCACCAATCCCCATCCTTCGCCAATACAAGTGTTAACGCCAACATCTGTTGCGTTGTAGACCAGATTAAGCTTGTCAGCAGGAAGGCAATTAGTGACGTCGAAATTTTTGCTCGTAAGAATGAGCTTGCCCTCAGAATTGTAGTCATAGTCTCGTGCAACACGCTTAAACAACGGAATCAAATCCCAACCCTGGTCCTTCGGCCCCATGTGCAGCCAAAGTTTTGCATCGGGCTTATCCTTCGCAAATTCAATAAATCCCTTGATCGTCAAATCAATACGCTTTCGCGGTTGATTGCGATTGCCATTGAAAACAATAAAGGCATCAGGATCCACTCCAAGCTCCTTACGAGCTTCGGCTTGATCCACCTTAAAGAAAGTCGAACGATCAATGCCATGCGGGATAATGTCGCAATCCACGTCGCAACCAGCTTTACGAATTTCCTCCACTCCAAATTTGGTATAAGTGCCCATGCCGTCCCAATCCTTGGCATAGCGAAACACTTCAGGGAAAAAGCCATAGCTATCTACGGGGAAATAGCTATACCATTTAAAACCAAGCTCTTTCTGCAACGGTTGCGCTTTGGCCCACAAATTGTTCAAAACCCAAATGTCATTCACTGCAATGACAAGATCAGGCTTCTCAATTTGAAGAATTTGAGCGATGCGATGGGAGCCATGGGGATCAGTGCCGCCCACTGATGCGGGATAAATAGGGAACGGCATATTGTGAGGATCGCCCCAGAAATTAACCGCCATCGCCACCACATCATGCGTTTCCGCAAGTTTCGGGAGGATGTTTTCCGCTACCCTCCCGAATCCCGTTTGTACGGCGCAATCGCCGCAATACAAAATTTTCGCCATGGCAAATTGAAGAACTTGCCCAATGGTAATAGCAGTTTCCTAAACGGGAACGCTAATTCCAGCTCCTCGCTTGTATTCGATGGAGCATTTGCAATTACTACGACATTCGCATCGTTGACCAGGAAGAGGCAAGCTGCCAATGGGCCTTAAGCCCATGGCAGCATATCTCAAGCAGTCGTCGCAATGTTCGGCTTGACTGTCCAAAATGCGTCGCATCATTGAATAGCCTTGCTTCTCCTGCCGAATCGTGGCACCCTGCCAGTAAGATCCACGTACACTTTCAGCATATAACTTGACACGAGCAATAGCCATGGCAGGAGAAACGCGGCCAGCAAGTATGTCGCTAGCAAAATTCTGCAAATAACGATATTCAGAACGAAGCTTTTGACCGATGCGGCCATATTCCGCAGCTCCCATGCCAGATCTCCCTCCATGACCAAGAACAGTGGCTTGAATGTGCGAAGTCTTAATAGCTTCTCGCACGCTTTCCTGCCATTGCTCCAACGTGAGATCGCCATCGGCAAGCATTTTCGTGAAACGTTGCAATAGCTTACCAAGATTATCAACGCGTCCGTCAATCAAGGCGACGACGGCTTTCTCGCTCATGAATTGACCATTTGGGCGCCTATAGCGCCCAGCAATAGGATCGTATTTCCATTCCGCATCGAAACGCGGCCATGGATCACTCAGTGGGCTCAACATCAGAAGCCTCCAGAATGTCCTTAAAGCGCTCCGGCGCTTCCTCCTTCCATTGGGACAATGCAGCAGTGATGTCTTCTTCCGAAATCAACGAAGCTTCATCAATGTCGGAAAGAATGAGGCCCTCTGCCTTGATGGGCTCAATTGCATCCACTTTACTACTGACCATTTTTGCTTTTCCCTTACGTTCAGCATCAGGATCTTTGCGCCGCTTACGGGCCACAATCGTGGCCCTTTCTTCTTTGGACATGCCTTGCGCTTTTGCTTTTGGCAAGCATTTTGGTTTGCCTTCTTTCTCTTCACGAGCACCACAAGGTCCAAGGATTTCACCATTGGCCCCAATCCTCACCCATTCTTCTTTGAACCATTGCTCCAAGTCATCTGCATGCAGCTCTTCACCATCGTTCTTAAAAGCTCCAGACAGGGAGCCATGCTTCTTCTTGTAGGCAGCTTTGTAATGTTGAACGACATAGCCACTTGCATAGGCAGACGGCCACACTTTGAAACGACTCTTAGCAGCGGCCACTGCTGATTTGTGCAAGCTCTTGTCCGTGAAAGTGACGTCTCCGCGAATGTGCTCAAGATCGCCAGGAAGATATAGACCAGCAGCATCCATATTCTCTTGATCAGGCGATGCGTCCCTAGATCCGTCCATAGGCAAGCTGCCATTTGCTTGATCTAAAGGATCACGACCTCCCGCAGGCACTTCTTTGTTCTGCGCCTTCTCCGGCATCTCTCGTTTGATGGACGGATCAATAGTGGTTTCGATGCTGTATTCGCTCTTGCCAAATCGACTGTCTGCCACTTCTTGCGGTGTCAATACTCCCACTTGAATGTAACGAGCGTCAACTGCCGCCACTCGCGCCCTCACATCAGCAAGCTCGCGTTCATTCATTTCAAACAATGGCTTGAAGCTAATGCGCCAGTTGTCTGGCATGTCGCCCCGAATGGGACCAGTGCGACTCATCATGATGTATTTCATCAGCTTCATGAGAGGCTTGCGGAAATTGCTTTCTTGGTAGTGATGACAGATTTTTGCGAAGTCCCGCTCTTCGCTACGCCCCGTCGCCCCAAGTCCAGACGGTGATTGGCCAAAGAGCAATGTATGGGGAATGCCAGAAGCAGCAATAATGTCAAGGCGCAGCTTTTCCAAGATTTCAGACACGCCACCAAATTGACGACTCACAAAAGCAAGTTCTTCTTTTTCCGCATCAATTGCATAGCCGCGATAAATGCTCTTGCTCATATCATTGAGCTGAAGACGGTCCTTCACTTGACTTTCCTTACCAGCAGCGAGCATCGCCGCAAGTCCTCTCACTTTATGAACGAAAATGTCAAACTCTGTGAGGAGAGTTGCAATGGAAGAAGTGCCAGAGTAGTAATGCTTGAAGCTTTCGTAAACGCTTTGCAGAACACTCATTCCCCATCCATAGTTCTTTTGCCTCACGCGATATGGCAGCCAGACGCCATCAAAGCGCAAAATCCTGTCTTTATGAATGTAAGTGAGATTGGGCTGCTGAATGAGATCGCCAGAAATAATTTGATAGTAGTTTGATTTGCTGTAGTCGTAAATGCTTTCTTCACTAATTACTGGAGCAATTTGATGCCTGTCGAGGCATTCCATGCCTTCAACAGCACGGATGTTGTTGATGTCTACTGGTTGATCAGCTTTGCGACCATCGTCGATGTAGAGAATAATGGCGCTGCCGCCATACAGGCGAGACGTTTTGGCGGCCTCGTTGAAATGGTGCAAAATCTCCAGATCTTCAATGGCTTGTTCAACGCCAGAAAGCGTTTGCGCATTGACGCCCTCGCCGCCAAATAAAATCTCAAACCCTTCTCTCGTTGATTCGTCCGCTACCAAATCGACAATGCGACGCATTAGCCAATGCACATAAAGACCTTCAAGGTCTTCTTTGTTCATGAATTCAATGGCCTTCACGCTTGTGCGCGTCGTCTTGTCCCTAGCGGTGCCCATGCCAGTGAAGACGTTTTGAAGCCCATCAATACGCACACCAGATTGGCCATTGTGGCCCAATGACACAATTCCCTCACTGCCAGTGATTTCGGCCATTTTGTCGTTTTTTATAACTATTGACATTATTCTATGACTGCGATAGCATAAAATGCCGACACACATTACACACCATGCCCATCGTCTGGCAGCTCACGGAAGACGAAAAGCAAGCCGTTCGCGCCGAAGCGCGACGGCGACAAGAGACCAATGCGAAGAAAAAATTAAAAGGACGCAATAACGGCCCTGAAGCGGGCGACGAAGCCTTGAGGGTGCATCTGGTCGGAGCAGCAGGTGAAATGGCCGTAGCGAGCTTCCTGGGGCTCAAGGAGAAGGTTTTTGGTGATATGGAGGCAGTGCGGCATTCTTGCGACCTCCCTCCCGACATAGATGTGAAAACTCGCTCTCGCCATTACTACGACTTACTCTGCCAATTTGACGAACTGCCCTCAAAAGCCCTCGTTCTCGTCACCATTGAAAACAAAACCATTCTTCTGCATGGCTGGACAAAAGCCAAAGAAGCAATGCGAAAGGAATTCAAGCGAGAATACGTAAAGGGGCGACCTTGTTATTGCATGCCAAAACATGAACTGCGTCCAATACAATCTCTTCAGCAATACGTAGACGATGCTTTCTTGTTCTGATTTCGCAAAACACGCCCTCAAGCTTGAACTCTATCCCAAGCAGGCAGAAATTCTTAATTCGTTTTTCTCTGGGGGCTACACGCAGGCCACTTGGGCTCTCGGAAGACGGTGTGTTACTGGCGACACTCTTGTCCCT